ACTCAACTAGTGCTTGTTCTTCCACCTTTATTCACCTTCTTCTTTAACCCATTTATTTGTTCGGGTGACAGAAGCGGTAATATTTGACGAGCTTTCTCATTGCTATAGCCATAATATTCTTTTACCACTTCGACGTCACTCTCAATCTGAGGCTTTATCCATTTAGAAAAGCGTTTGCGCTTTCTAACCATATTTATAAGAAAGTCAAATTGTAGTTTATTATCGAGGTGGTGATAACGATTCATTTCGTTAGCTAGTACAACGGTGTCATTAAAGTAAGAAAGTGAACGATTAACCATAAAGCTATTATATGCTTTTTCAGTTATATCATCTACTATAACATCTTTTTTGGTTGTATTAATAGCATTTAAAAATTCAAAGGGATTCATTAAATAGTTTCTCAATTGCTTCTAAAGTTTCAAATGTATCTTCTGGATCTGTTACGTGAAAACATCGATGAGGAAATGATTCTATTTTTGAAGCAAAAGGATAATCATTCCCGCCTTCTTGAGTATCGTCGCCAAAAAAGATAATACTATTATACAACTCTTCTAGCGGTTTGTACACCTGTCCTTTATCTCTTCCGTTCTCACATATATCGATACCAGTTTCACCAGCTATTTGAGCCGAGTATGTATGAAACAGCCCGTTGAATTCGTCAGCTAGTTCTTGTCTTTCATCATTTTTCTTGTCGTACTCAATGTATTCTTGCCGTTGTTCATTAGTACAACCTCTACCTATAATAGAAAAATTCATCATACCAGGTCTGAGGTCTACATGTTTAGAACCAGTTCTATGTGGAAATTTACTTTCTTCCATTTTTTGTTTACACCAAGCCAGCATCATCTTAGGCATTTTAAATTCAGGTGCAGATTGTACTAGTTTATCTTTTACCCATAATTCGTTACCCGCACATTGATAACAGCCTTTAATTACTTTAGTAAGATCTCCAAGCTGCTCTTGTGTTTTTGGAAAGTCAGATCCTGTAAGAATATAGATGTCAACTGTTTCAGCAAGTGACATTAATTTTTCTTTATGCTCCGGATCAATAGGTTGTCTACTTGGCGTTATAGTTCCATCAACGTCAAATACAAGGCAATTGTTTTTCTTAGTTGATGCTATAGCCTCTTTTATTCTTTTACCTAGATTTTCACCAGTTAATTTTCTAGTATCAATATCTTTGTTTATCCACACATCATGACCAGGCACTCTCCAGTAAAGCATAGGAACAGTCCTATGACCTTTCTTTCGCATAAAGGTTTTAGCTTCTGCGTCTTTGGTAATGTCTATAGTCTGAAAGCCTTCGGCTTCGTCCATTTTGCTCAACATCCTTTTCATGATCTCGCAAAAATGACACCTAGGCTGTGTGTACAATATTAACATTAATTTTGATCGTCCTCGTGAAAGCAATCAAATTGCAATCTATAATATTCGTTTACTATATGCTTTTGCCAATTAGAATTATCTACTAAAACCTCACATTGAGCTTCTGTAAACTTTTCTTGCATTACATATTGATTACCTATATATTCCCATGCGGTGCCGTTATTGCCCCACATGCTTATTACTAATACAAATTCTTTCATTATTTAAACTCTACGTTTGCCATTATCTCCGTCATACAAGCTACAACATTCAATTCATGGTCTGCCACGAAGGCTTGTTTATATTGATAGTCAGCTAAAATTAAAACTAACTGCGGTATTGATCTATTGGCTACAGTATCAGTCATACTATCGTATAATCCACGAAAGATAGATGAGGAGTCAACGTCCATATTATTGGCAACCCAATGCCTCATCTTTTTAAAGTCTTTATCTTTTAAATGGCTGGTGAGATCATTAATAGAATTAAGGCCATTGCCGTTATTATTACCATTAATGCCGCTATTACTAAATCCACCCCTTTGCCCTTCATTTAATACTCTTCTCCAATCTGGAGCATATTTCATAACGAGATCTGCCGCAGCATTTTTCTCGAACGTTACACCTTCTTGATTTAATATATTTATAAACCGTTTAAAGAACTCAGCAGCGAGCTCTGCCATTTCTTTTTTAGTCGTATTGAATTCATAAACACCACAACGAGAATGTAGTGGTTCAATAATACGGTTTTTAAAATTACAAGTAAGGATGAATCTACAGTTATTACTAAACTCTTCAATAAAACCACGAAGAGCTGGTTGAGTAGATTGAGGATTTAAATAATCTGCTTCGTCTAATATAACGACTTTAACGCCACCCTGTAAAGATACAGATGACGCAAATTGTTTTATCTTGCCACGAAGAGTATCAATGTTACCTTCTTCTGAACCATTGATTACAATGTAATCTAAACCTAGTTCATTACACAATGCTTTAGCAACTGTGGTTTTACCTAAACCGGCAGTACCAGTGAAAAGCATGTTAGGCAATTCACCAGTATCTACCATTTTCTGAAACACATCTTTTAGTCGGGGAGGCAGAACCGTTTCAGAAATCACTTTTGGTCGATATTTTTCGACCCATAAAAATTCGTTTGACATAATCTTTCCTTCATAATATATTATAACACGTTTTCAATAGAAAGTAAATTATGTTTGTGCTTGCTCCTGCTGATAATTTTCAGCTAGTTGAATAATTTGTACACATTGATCGCGAAGCGTACCAATAGTAGAAAGTTCTTCACCTTTAAAGGCACCACGTTGACACATAGTATCAACTACTGCAATCATACTACGAGCAGCACGATTTGCAGTTTCATACATAGGAGCATGAGGATCGGTAACTGCTTCTGTTGTTTCTTCTTTTTTATCTGACATATTATACTCCGAAGGTTGATGTCTTTTCAAGGGCTATCCAATATTCGATACCCATTTCTTTGTTAACAAAATGTGAAATTAATTTTGATGAGATACCAACTTCATAATCACCCGGAATCATTTTAAGATTTGCAATATTAAATACAAAGTTGAAGTTGTCTCCAGCAAATTCTCCACTCACATCAATAGAGAATGCATTTGATGTTGCATTTTGACTATCAACAACAGATAGACTAAGCACACCATCTTTTCCTGTAATAGAAAGTTCTGAATGACCAAGTGTTGATGCTGCTCTCTTAATACGACCTAACGTATCTTGATCTAAAATAAATGTCACGTCAGCTGGTGGCATCTTTACATCTTTAGTGGGAGTTGTCAACATCTCTGGATCAGAGTAAAAGTATTTGACACGAGAACGGTTGCTACTATCTGTAACAACTACGTAATCATTTTCGAATTTAAGTCTCGGTTCTCCGACAAGACCAATAACACCTAGAAACTCATTGAGATCGTAGATGCCAAACTCTTGTGGAAAGTCTTCGGCAAGCGTGGCTGAGGATAACACATTGCGTGCCTCAGTCATTGTCTTGATTGTATTGCCTTGTTGAATTACTATGTTAGGATTTATCGATGCGTAATTCTTCAATACAGAAAGTGTTTCGTCTTTCAGTTCCATTATATACTCCTTGATTATCTATCTATTATACCACATCTTCTAGGACTTGTAAATCTTTTATTTTACTAAAGTTCTTTTCTTTTACAAATTCTATCTTATCTTTAAATTTGCCGTCAAGAATATCACCTTTATGCGATATAATAAACGTATTCGAATTCTCATCAAGAGAATGTAGAATCTTCATTAAGTTTTCAACGCCGTCGTGATCTAAACTTGAATCAAATGTTTCATCAAGTAAAAGAAGATTTGTTGATATTGAGTTTTTCATTTTAGCAATCATCCGCCATGTAAATAACAGAGCTAAGTCGATACGTTGCTTTTCACCTTCAGAAAAAGAATCGTACGAAAACTGATCTCTATGGCGTGATCGTATAGTTTCGGTAAAGCTTTCATCTAAATCAAAGTGTACATAAAAGTCTAGTATTTGCAAATATTGATTTACTAATTTATTAATAACAGGTATATATTGCTTAATAATCTTTGTCTTGATACCGGTGTCTTTTAGCATCTCTGACATAACATTATTGTAAGAATAATCTTCGTTTAGTTTAAATTTTTCGACATTAAATTCATTCACAGTATTTTCCATTGAATCGAGTTCTTCTTTAGCAGATTCAATATCACCTGTTTGATTTATTTCTGTTTCTAATTCTGTAATCTCAGCTTGCATACGTCCAATAGATTGATTATTACTATTAACCGTAGACTGAATAGATCTCACGTTGTTTAGTCTTTCAGTAACCTTTTCTATATTATCTTCTAACTCACCGGATTTTACAGACGCTTCTTGCATTGCGTCTTGGAGTTCTTTCGCTTTTTCCTTCGAGGATTGTAACTTAGCACTCCTGACGGACTCCGTGATTTCTTGTGAGCAGGTTGGGCAATTTTCATTTTCCTCGTAAAATTTAGATTCTTTAACGACCTGAGACATTTGTTGTCTAAACTGCCCACTATATTGAGTAAACGTTTGTTTGCGATCGTGTAACGCATTGAGTTCTTTTTCAAGCGGACCTTGTTCGTTTTGGATCTGTGTTGTGAGCGTTGAATTTTCTTCGACGAGATTATTGAGTTCAGTCTTGAGTTTAGCAGCCTGAGCATCTTTCTTATCCTTAGCCGTTCTATTCAACGCTCTTAAGTCATTAATATATTTTTTCTGAGTTGTGATCTTATTAGATTCAACGTCTAACTTAAAAGACAATTCTTTCATTTTATCTTTTAGGCTAGTAGTTTTTTCTTTTAGAAGATTATTCATTTTTGAGAATACGTTAATGTCCAGAAGATCCTCGATCACATCTCGCCGGTGTTGTGCAGGGAGTTGCATGAAAGGAACAAAGGAGGAGGACCCCAAGACAACGATCTGATGAAAGCTTTTATGATTTAGCTTCAAGATGTTTTGCTCGAGAATCTTCTGGTACTCTTTGGAATGAGATGATTGATTAATCATATCACCATTCTTCCA